ATAGGTGATGACTCTCACTATTTAAGAAAAGAAGATAGATTTGTACATAAAGCATATCTTAACTCAAAAGAAGGAGATAGAGAAGTTGATGCATTTTATCAGTATGCATATTTACATGATGAAGAAGATTGTATAAAAGATTTAGCCCCAACATTCAAAGAGGATATACAAGCAACAGAGCTTTATTATCAGGTTTTATGTGCTAACAGTATGGATATGTTTAATAAAATAGAAATGTATGATATTCGTCATGCACAGACTATTCCATCTGTTGATGTTAAAGATTATCCTAAAAAAGAAAATTGTGGGATCGGCAAGCAGTTCCCAATATTAAGAGAAATGTATGTCTCTGATGATAAATATGAGAGATATTGGGTTAATGAATGTGTTCATAAGTTATATCAGTTAGAAAAAAATAATAACACATATTTTTCTGAACTTGAGCACGAAGCAAAAGTAAAGAAAACGATAGGAGAAAAGCTTGGTACAAATATCTTTAAGTATCCTATCACTCTTCAGCATTATATTGATATGATGTGGGATTGCGGAAGCTTAGTTGGAGCGGGAAGAGGTTCATCCTGTGCTGGATTGAATCATTATCTTCTTGGTGTAACTCAGCTTGACCCTATTAAATGGAATCTTCCGTTCTTTAGATATTTGAACGTTGATAGATTAGAGCTTCCTGACATCGATCTCGACCTTTGTCCAAGCAAGCGTCCGCTCATCATGAAGAAGATTAAAGCGGAAAGAAGTCAGAAATTTGCGGAAGGTGTTAATCCAGAACTTGGAGCAACCTTTGTGACGACATTCGGAACAGAAACCGCAAAGTCAGCTATTCAAACTGCTTGCCGCGGGTATAGAAGTACAGAATATCCTGATGGTATTGATTCAGATATAGGCACATATCTTGCGTCATTAGTTCCAGTAGAAAGAGGATTTAATTGGACAATCGCAGATATGGTTGAAGGAAATCCTGATAAAGGTCGTCAGCCAGTATCATTATTTATTAATGAAGTAAATCAATATCCAGGTTTGCTAGACATTATAAAAGGTATTGAAGGTCTTGTTAAGTCAAGGGGTATTCATGCATCAGGTGTTATTATGTTTGATGAAGATCCATTTGAGTTTGGATGTTTTATGAAGGCGCCAAATGGTGAGGTAGTAACACAGTATGACCTTCATGATTGTGAAGCTGCGGGAATGACAAAATATGACTTTCTTTTAACTTCTGTGCAAGATATGTTATGTCAATCCATTAAGTTCTTACAAGAGGATGGAAAACTTCCGCAAGATATGACACTTCGTGAAGTGTATGACAAGTATCTTCATCCTGAAGTACTTGATATAGAAGATAAAGCAACATGGGATAATATAGATAAAGCAAAAATATTAGCTTGCTTCCAGTTTGATAGTGATATTGGTAGCCAGGGTATTAAAAAGGTACAACCGCACGATATTCTTGAATTAAGTAATACAAATGGTCTTATTCGTCTTATGGCTCCGGATGGAGAAGAAAATCCGATGGACAAATATATGAGATTTAAACGCAATCCAGGTGAATGGGATAGAGAAATGATGCAATATGGTCTTACAGAAGAAGAGCAGATGGCGTTTAGAAAATATCTTAAAGTTTCATTTGGTATTGGTATATCACAGGAACAATTAATGAAGGCGCTAATGGATGATGATATTTGCGGATTTAGTCTTAAAGATGCAAATGCCGCACGTAAGATTATAGGTAAAAAGCAGATGTCGAAAATTCCTGAACTGCGAACACAAATAAAAGAGCAGGCTAAAAGTGACGCAGTAGGAAGATATGTGTGGGATGCCATCGCGCGACCGCAATTAGGGTAAACGAAGAAACTTGCCCTTAAACACCTTTTCCGCTTATCAGCGGGGTATTTAAAACTTTGGTCAAAGTTAATTAAATGCTAACGGGGAAAACTAAAATAACAATAGAGATATAAAAAATATCCTTGTTGTTATCATGTCAATCCCGTGGGAAAGAATAAAGGATATGATAACAATAATATAATATTGGAGGTAGATTAAATGTATTATATTTATTGTTACACAAATAAAATAAATAATCATAAATATGTAGGTCAAACAAATAACTTAAAAAGAAGAATTAGAGAACACAGTTCAGCAGCTTTTAATCCAAATGCAAGTTCTTATAATGATTTAATTCATAAAAAAATTAGAGAATACGGGGAAGATAATTTTCAAATAGATATTCTTGAAAAAGGTTATACAAATGATATAAATATAATAAATGAAAAAGAACAATATTGGGTTGAAAAAATGAATTCTTACTGTGGTAATGGTCAGGGATATAATTCAGATCATGGCGGATGTAATAAAAACCATAGTAAAAAATTAACTAATGAACAAATAATTGAAATAAAAAATAAATTAAAACAAGGAATATCTTTTATAGATATTGAAAAAGAATATAATATTAGTTCAAGTTTTATTTCAAGTATTAATCACGGAAACTATTTCTATGATGATAGAGAATCTTATCCATTAAGCAAATATTATAAAGAGGATAAAGATTATGATGAACTCATAGATTTATTATTAAATTCTTCTTTAACATTAAATGATATAGCTAAACAATTAAATATAAGTTATGCAACAATTAAAAAAATTAATGCAGGAACTTTAAGAAAAGGTTTATATCCAGATTACCCAATTAGAAAGATAACCGCAAATGAACAGAGAGCTAATAAAATAAAAGACCTACTTTTAACAACAACTTATACAAATAAAGAGATTGCAAAAATCGTTAATTCTTCAGAAGAAACAGTAAGAAGAATTAATGTTGGACAAACTTTTAAAGATAATAATTTATCATATCCTTTAAGAAACCTGTAACGACTATCCCGAGTGAGATTGGGAGTACAACTGCTATTGATACGCAGTTGGAAATGGGTGTTCTATAATGAAATATTATAGTAAAAGATAGTCTACACCATTGGAAACAATGGATAATGTGACAGTTTTTCAGATATTCATGCTCTTGCATATAGTTTCATAGGTTATCAAACAGCATATATTGCAACTAAATGGAGTCCTATATATTGGGATACAGCAGTATTAGTTGTAAATAGTGGAAGTCTTGAAGAAAATGAAATTGATGATGATTTAGATTTAGAAGCAAAAGAAAAGAATTCAGATTATGCAAAAATAGCAAAGGCACTTGGTGAAATTATTGACCATGGTATTAAGGTATCTCTTGTAGATATTAATAAGTCCGATTATGGATTTAAGCCAGATGTAGCAAACAACCAAATTTTATTTGGTTTAAAGGCATTAAGTGGCGTAAATGCGGAAATGATAGATATTATTAAGGCTGGTAGACCTTATGCCAATATTAAAGACTTCATGGCTCATATCAAGATTAAAAAGCCAGCTATGGTTTCATTAATTAAGGGTGGCGCATTTGATAATATTGCAGAACCGCTTGGTTGCGTGGATAAAGAAAAAGCAAGATTTTATAATATGGCATATTATTTATATCAAGCGAGTGAACCAAAACAGAAGTTAACTCTTCAGAACCTTAATGGTCTTATTCAAGAAGAAATGATTCCAGATAGTCTTGATTTTGAGAAGAGAGTCTATTATTTTAATAAGCATCTTGGTCAACATAAATGGATAGATAGAAATACAAATATAGAGTATTATGTTATAGTTCCAAAAGAAGCATATGATTTTTATGACCAGCATTTTAATATAGATTATATTGAAGTAAAAGATGGAGTTCCAATTATTCAGCAGAAAATATGGAAAAAAGAAATTTATGATGTTTATATGGATAAGGTTAGAACTTGGTTAAAGGAACATCATGATGAGACATTATTTGAATATAATTCTATATTATTTAAAAAGACATGGAAAAAGTATACAAAAAAGAATAATCTTTCTGCATGGGAGATGGAATCATTATGTTTCTATTATCACGAACATGAGTTAAAAAATCTCGATAAAAATAAGTATGGTATTAAGAATTTCTTTGATTATTCAACAGAACCGACTGTGGAAAGAACATTTAATCGCGGCGGGCGCAAGTTACCTATCTACGAATTATTTAGAATTGCAGGGACTGTTATTAGTAAGAATGATACACGTCATACAGTATCACTTTTAACAACAGAAGGTGTTGTTCCTGTTAAATTCACTAGAGATATGTATGCGATGTATAAGCGTCAGTTAAGTGAAGTTCAATCAGACGGTACAAAGAAAGTAACCGAAAAAGGTTGGTTTACACGTGGAACTATGCTTATTATAAATGGATTTAGAAAGGACGATATGTTCGTAGCTAAGAAGTATGCAAATACACAAGGACATACAATTTATAAGATAGATGAAATAGATGAATATGGTAATGTTAAAATTGAGAATGAAAGAGGAGCAGCGTAATGTATAGAATATTAGGATTTGTTGGTCCGAGTGGTTGTGGAAAAGACACAGCCACTCAATATATAGGAAACACAGAAGGTTTTCATGTGGTTACTCTCTGTACCACCCGCCCAAAAAGGGACACTGAAAAAGGTAATGAATATCATTTTCTTGATCCAAGCGCATTTCTAACAAAGGTCTTAAATGGAGATATGCTTAATGCTCAAGAGTTCAGGGGATGGTATTATGGAGTAAGTAAAAAAGATTTAAGTGAAGATAGTATTAATGTTATGGCAATGAGTAATCTTATGGTAGATCAAATGATGGAGGAAAAATGCTCTGAAATTGAATTAATGCTAGTTTATATTGATGCTCCCGAAAAAGATAGACTAATGAATATTTTACAGAGAGAAAAAGATCCAGATTGTGCGGAAGTATGTAGAAGATTTTTAACAGATGAAAAGGATTATACATTAAACGCTCGCTTAAAGAACTCTTGCCGCTATATTATTAGTAATAACTATACAGATGACTTTTTTAATAGTATCATGTTAATTAAAAATCTTTATTCTTAAATGAAGGTCTTTTTACTTTAATATTATTATAAATTTTTTCATATATATTATGACACTAAAATATATAATTAATTGTGGAGGTAACTATGAAAAAAATTATAAAACGAGATAGTAGAGAGGTTGATTTTGATAAAAGCAAAATCAAAGATGCGGTATTAAAAGCTTTTAAATCCGTAGACGGTAAAGTGTCAGCCTACGCCATTACTAAAGCTGAAAATATTGCAGATTTTATTGAAAAGAGTATACAATTTCAAGACAAAAATTTAACAGTGGAAGAAATTCAAGATTATGTAGAAAAAGGCTTAATGTCTATTAAGCGCAAAGATGTTGCAAAAGCATATATTCTTTATAGAAAGCAAAGGGATTATGCACGAAAGAATACTATTGATGATACAATAGACGAAATTATTGCTAACTCTAATAGCTATTGGACAAGTGAAAATTCTAATAAAGATTCTAAACTAGCAACTACTCAAAGAGATTATATCGCAGGAGCAGTGTCTACTGACGCAACAAGACGAAGACTTCTACCCCCAGATATTGTGAAAGCACATGATGAAGGGCTTATACATTTTCATGATGCAGATTATTTTATTCAGCCTATTCATAACTGTTGTTTAATTAATCTTGAAGATATGCTACAAAATGGTACAATTATTAGTAAAACAAAAATTGATAAGCCAAAGAAATTCTCAACTGCTTGTAATATTGCGACTCAGATCATAGCGCAAGTTGCAAGCTCGCAATACGGTGGTCAATCAATTAGTCTAGCACATTTGTCTCCATTTATTAAAGAGACAAGAGAGAAGTATCAGAAGGAATTCCCATCTTTTACTAAAGAACAGATTGAACATTTAGTCAATATGGATATTGAGAGTGGTGTGCAAACAATTCAATATCAAATATTAACATTAATGACTACTAATGGGCAGACTCCATTCATAACAATTTATATGAATTTAGCAGAAGCGCCCGAAGGACAGGAAAGAGATGACTTAGCTAAATGTATAGAAGAAGTATTAAAGCAAAGAATACTAGGGGTAAAAAATGAGGCGGGAGTATATATTGCTCCAACCTTTCCTAAATTAATTTATGCTTTAGATGATTTTAATATATACCCAAATAGCAAATATTTTTATTTAACTAAAATAGCCGCAGAGTGCGTTTCTAAAAGACTTGTTCCAGACTTTATCTCTAATAAAGTTCAACGAGAATTAAAACAAGGTCAGACATATACTTGCATGGGGTGTAGAAGTTTCTTGACAAACGATAGAACCACAAAAAACTATGCTAAAGCATTAAATTATAAAGAGGGACAGCAAAAATTCTATGGTCGATTCAATCAAGGAGTGGTTACTATTAACTTAGCCGATATTGCTTTATCTTCCCATAAGGATATAAATAAATTTTGGGAAATTTTTGATGAAAGATTAGAATTATGTCATAGAGCTTTGCAATGCCGCCACAAAAGATTAAAAGGAACTTTATCAGATATTGCTCCAGTTTTATGGCAGCACGGGGCTTTAGCAAGATTAAAAAGTGGAGAAGCTATTGATGAATTACTTTATCATGGTTATTCTACTATTTCTCTTGGATACGCCGCTTTATATGAATGTGTATATTATATGACTGGGAAGTCTCATACAGACGAAGAGGCTAAGCCATTTGCTATTGAAATTATGCAGCACTTAAATGATGCTTGTAATAAGTGGAAAGCAGAAGAAGATATTGATTATTCTGTTTATGGAAGTCCTATTGAATCTGTAACTTATAAATTTGCGAAATGCTTAAGAAAAAGATTTGGTATTATTCCAGAAATTACAGACCATGATTACATAACTAATTCATACCAT